CATGGGGCTTGACTTACCCGAAGGCATAACGCCTGAAATGTTAGACCCGGAACCAGAACCCGAACCCGCGCCGGTGATTATTCAACAGCCGGAGGACAAAGAGCCGGAGCGTACGCCGTTCCAGGAGGACATGGATAAGTACATGCGCAAGGCGTTGAAGCGCGCCAAAGAAGGCAAGCAGCCTGACTGCGCATTCGAGAGCGAGAATATACCGCCGTCTCTCATGGATGAGATCCGCGCCGCGCTGAAACTGTGTCACGAACCGGAAGAAGTAAGGGCGGTATTCGAAGGGCGCGATATTCCGGATTACACGCGCGACCTGCTGTTGGAGTTGAAACGCGCTAATGAGTTACTTGCGAGATCCGATGAACGCGCGTGATAACCTGAAGGCGGTACTTGAAAAAATAAAGGGTGCTGTGAATGACCGTGACAAGTTTGAGCAGCTTCTACAGAAACGGCTTGGTTCAGCATTCACCGAGCAGCGCAAGGAACTCATGCGGTTGCTTGGCGACCCGCCCAGTATTGGCAACGTGCCGGAATCATTTTGGAACAATGGTGGGAAGGCAATACGCAAGGCGGTCACCTCCGTGTTTGAAAGCATTTATATTGCTCAAACGGTGCAGATGTATGAACAATTGCGGGTTGGAGTGGATTGGGCGCTATTGAACCGCCGCGCGATTGAATGGGCGAGCAGGCACGCGGGTGAATTGATTGGTCAATTGGAGGATACCACCCGCAAAACATTGAGCGAACTTATCAGCCGGTACTATACCGATTCCTGGACGCTTGATGATTTGACCGATAGATTGATACCGTTATTCGGTGAAGCAAGGGCGCGGACAATCGCTATAACCGAAACGACAATGGCGGCGACTCAATCTGAATTAGCAACCGTTAACTGGTTGGAGGCTGATTTCCCACAATTGCGGTTTGCGGGTGTGTGGCTAACTGCGGAGGATGATAGGGTATGCGATATTTGCGGGCCGCGTCATGGCAAACCGATCACAGACGGCGATTATCCACCGGCGCATATCAACTGCCGATGTATCGTAGCGTGGAGCGCAAACTTTGACTGATTACGGCATAACCATCCAGGGTGTAGATGACCTCATGGCAAAGATCGACCCGGTGAGAGACGGGCGCTATCTGGAAGGCGCGATGACAAGCATAGGCATTGAGCTATCCAGCAAGGCGCGTGATTACCCGCCTGCTCCGGCTGGCTCAAAGTATCAGCGTACTATGAAACTGCGTAACTCTTGGACGTTTGAGGTGAGCAACGATAACGAAGTTGTCAAGATCGGTTCAAGTTCTGACGCTGTGCCGTATAACCGCCTTGTCATGGACAGAGACGAACAGACAAAGGTACACGCCTGGCACGGCTGGAAAACGATTCAGGGGATACTCCAGATGAACCAGGAACGTGTTACCGCGATATTGCGTTCCTTCTTGCAGAGGGCGCTTGGCTGATAACAAGGAATTTTGGCTGGCAGTGAGGCAGGCTCTACTGATGATTGTGGACGCGATTGAAAAGAGCTTACAGATAATCCCGACAACGGCTGAATTGAGACGGTTGCGGAAAACTAACTAACTAAATATCTGGCAGTCCAACAGGAACGCCGCGAACTTACGGGAGTGAATGACCCCGCAGGCTTGCGGCGTTTTTGATTTTACGAGGTGAAACATGGCAGACACAATGCGAATAAAGGCTCTAAACGTTGGGGAGGTCAAGCGGGTAAGCGAGGGGGAGACAAAGGCGCTGAAAACGTTTGACGAATACACCGGGCAGCCGTTGCGTGTGCTGGGCGTGCCCTACGGCGGGCATCTCAACGGGCGCGACTCGGACGGTGAGACCTTCCACGAGGGAACGGATACCTGGCTAAAGGCTGGCGACACAATCCCCGTCACCTATTATCACGGCTATGGGCCTGATAACCCCCAGGACTGGCAGGATAGGCCGGCAGTAATCGGGCGGGCTATGTACACGCACAAAGACGAACGCGGACACTGGTTTGACCTGCGCCTTGACGCGGACGAACCACTGGCAAAGCGCATACTTGGCAACCCGGCAGGAGCGAAGGCTTCAAGCGGAGCGATTGGCCACCTGGTAAGAACAACCGCTGAAGGAATGATAGACGTGTGGCCGCTGGGCGAACTGGCGGTATTTGACACAAACGAATGGCGAAAACCGGCAAATGAACTTGCCGTAATCGAGGACGTGAAATCTCTCACGGAGGATTCAGCAAAGGCGGAAACGCGGCCTGAATCGGTTGACGAGGTGAACGAACCTTCCACCGAAACAACCATAAAGGAGTACGAAATGAACGAAGAGATCGAAGAAGTAAAAGACGAAAAGCCGGATTTATCCGAGCTGATGGAAGAGATCAAGTCACTTAAGGCAATGTGGAATGAAGCACCGGTTACTAAAAAAGCGGTTGCTGTTGTTCACGCTGGAAACCTGGGCGACCCTGATCCGAAGGCAGCCTTCACGCGCTACCTGTTGACTGGCGAAAAGACGAAGGGTCTCAAGGCCGCGATGGGTGAAACCACCGCCGGGCTTGGCGGATACCTGGTCCCGGATGACTTCTACAGCGGCATCATCCAGAAGCGCAATGAGCTATCCATCCCGCGCCGCGCTGGCGCAATGGTGCTGCAAACCAGCCGCGACGTGTTGAAGATCCCCGTAGAAGCCACCTCACAAACCTACTTCAGCGTTAGCGCTGAACAGGCTGCGGTAAACGAGGACGAACCGACTGTTGGCGAAGTTTCCGTAAGCGTGCATAACTGGACTAAGTTGGTCAAAGTTTCAGAGCAGCTGCTTGCTGATAATGATGCTAACCTGGATTCCTTCCTCTCCGACAGCTTCGGGCGTTGGATGGCGATGACCGAAAACAAGTACACCGTCTCCACCGCCGGAACAGGCACGAACCTGCCGCAGTCGGTGCTGGTTGGCGGAACCGCCGGATTGACGTTTGACGATTCAGACGCAATCGCTGCCGCTGAAATCCCGGAACTCTACTACAAGTTGGGTTCCCTCTACACCGACAGCGCGGTATGGGTGACTCGCAACTCGACCATCGGCTATCTGCGCGGGCTGGCAAGCTCCAGCGTGTTCACCTTTGGCGGGCATGACATCAACGGAACGCAGATGATGGGCAAGAACTACTTCACCACCGACTACGTTGACGCTATTGCCGCAAGCAAAAAGGTACTGTGCATCGGTGACTGGAGCCGCTACGCCCTGGTTGAGCGCAAGGGGTTATCTGTCCGGCGCTTGAATGAGTTGTACGCAGGAACTGGGCAAGTGGGCATCCTGGCGACAGCGCGTTGGGGCGGTGCTGTGCTGCAGGCTGAAGCCTTCCAGTATGCCACGACCCACTCATAAGGGAGGGTGACATGGAAGAACTGATGGCCTATGTGAAAGCGGTTCCTGCGATTGTTCCTGTTAGCAAGAACAACGCGGCCATCGTACCCGTTGAAGTGGACGCGAGAAATTTTGACCGCGCCTGCTTCATCATCTCAACCGGCGCGTTTGGCGCGTCAGCAACGTTTGCGTGCAAAGCGCAGAAAGCAGCCACAAGCGGCGGCTCGTTGTCCGATGTAACCAGCGCAGCGCTGACGAACCTTACCACAGCCGGGGCGAGCAAGATTTACTGCCTGGAAGTCAAGGTTGACAGCGATAAACCGTACCTGAAATTATCAGGCACGGCGGGAACCTCAACGGTGCTGCACAGCGCGATATGCCTGCTTTATGGCGGCTCGCGCTCCTATCCGATTGTAAGCGGACTGACACAGTACGTGAGGCACTAAGACCAACAAGGGGAGGGGGGAGACTCCCTCCCCGGAATGAGGAATAATGAAAATAAAAATCCTAAAGACAATCAACGCGGGGATTGACGGAAAGTCAATCCACCTGGAAGCAGGCAAGGAATACGAGATCGAACACGCGGACGCGTTGCACCTGGTGAACGGCGGGTATGCCGTAGAGATAAAACCGGCGGTCAAGATCGAACACAAACCGGCGGGGCGCAGCTCAGTAAAGATAGCAAAGGAATAACCGGACATGAGCATAACACACGGCTATACCACCTTAAGCACGGTAAGGAACGCGCTTGGCATTCCATCTGACGATCAATCCAATGACATTTACCTAAGTGCGACCATCGAGGCGGTATGCCGGATGATAGATAACTACACCGGGCGGCGGTTCTATACCAACGAGACCACAGAAGCGCGTTATTACAGCCCGATATCAACCGAGGTGTGCTGGACGGATGACATTATCAGCATCACCACCTTGCAGAGTG